AAAAGTTCTAATTCATCACTCATTATAATCTCCTCGGCTTGTGATTCACTAAAGTTAATATTTTTGATAGAATGGTTTAAAATAACACTACGTGGATTTGCAGGTTTCTCTACTAATCCTACACCAGAAAATGCAAAATTGCGCAAAAGCCTACCAACTTTATATCCCTCGTATTCCCCATTCCCACCATATGATCTTAAATGCTTTGTTAAAAAAGCAGATGATTCTTCGCGCTTTACAATTTTTTGATTACCTTTTGTGTCAATCATTGCATAATCAAAAGCTGGAAATAAGCACTCCATAGAGACATGCCATTTCTTGCCAGCATTAATGTCTGCAATAACTTTATCCATTCTACTTTTTAATTTTTTATCAGACCAGCTAGTATATAATACAGCGCCAGTAACGATATCAAAAACAGATGGAACTTGAGACATATCATTAAAATCTGGTAAAATATTTCCACTTTCACTCACTGCGTAACAGCTTGTTATATGTCCAATGATATCCTTTTCATCGTGCATAAAATTAAATTGTTTATCGACGGGTGATAATCTAGCTTGCCACATTTCAGATGGATCAAAAACATCGTCATTTTTATTCCATCCAACACTAGCAAGAATAGATTTTACATGATATAAGTCCATTACAGAAGGAGATGCTTCTGCAACAGCTTTTATATTTTTTATATTATTAATTTCTAGTTCGTCAGGACAGTAATGGATGATTTCAGTACAAAAAGCAATTGAATTACTCTTTGCTACCATATCTCCAATTCCATCTCTCATCTCTGATTTAAAAACGTGCATAGTGTTTATTTTACCTCATAAAAAATATATACACAAATTAATTAATTTCTTCAATTTTTATTAAATCTACATAGACTGAAGCGTATATATATCTCATTTCATCTACTGTTGGTTTTCTAGAATTTAGATACACAAAATCATCAATTTGTGAGCCAACTCCTGTTAAAAATTCAGCAGTAGGTTTTCCATTTGATTCAATTAATTGTTTAATTATCTCAGGCGATAAATCTATGAATGGTTCTATATTAGTCAATAAACATAATTTAAAATATTCCAGCTGGTCAAATTCACCCTTGGTAAGTGATCTTACATTTTTTTTATTATAGTAAGATAACATCATTGGAGTTACTTCTTCGGCAATTAATTTTTGTATGTCATAAGCCCATAATTTTGCAGCAGTTTCGCCAATGGTTTTTGTTTTTCTTTTTATTTTATCCCTTTTCCCCGGCGGCCTGCCCCCTTGAGGTTTGCCGTCAATAGATTTTGAATCTTGACTAGCAGGATCAGAAGATACACTTGGAAGTTTTGCGGGTGCTGGGCTAGGAATTTTTCTTTTTGGAAGGCTTAATTCGTCATGATAATAATCATCTGCTAATGCATCTTTAGTAACTAGTATTTTAGCAACATCATTTCTAGTATTAGGATTATGATATGGACTTGCCTTCATTGGTGTAGAAATATCCGTTCTACGGGCTTGTTCCTCTCTTCGGGTTCTAACTCTTTCAATGTCCGGAAGTTCTCCAAACCTTTCAAGAATTGTTTGATCCGATAGGACACCCCTGTCAGAAAGATTAATTAATAATTGTTTTTCTGCTGCCTCATCTGACAAAATTATATTATCAAATCTAATTTGAGCTGGAAGCTTAAAGCCCATTGCTTTTTGAACTATCTTTATTTCTTTTTCCCAAAATTGAGTCAAAAGCATTCGACCATATTCTAGACGTTCAATTAGAGTCTTGAGCGATACATAATTATTTGCATAACTCCCGCCAGAGGATGAAGACCCCGCTAAACTGGGGGGAATTCCTAATCCAGCATATATACTTGTAAGTACTGGTTGATATTTTTCACTACCAAGAAACTTATATGCTTCAGAAGAACTCTCTTTAAATGATAATTCTGGCCCCCAAATTAAATCCATAGTACCGCCGCCAGTATTTGATGCGATAATATCACGCAATTTATTAATTACATCTTTTTTAGGAATAATTTTATGCTCAAGACTGCCGACATTCCACAATCGAATTGATGAAATTGCACCGTCAAGAGCAGCTAAATCGGCAAGCTTCATTTTTTCTAACATAATTAAATCGTCAAGAATAGCGTACACCATTGGATTAGCCCAAACTAACCAGTCATCTTTTTTATAATAAAAGACTTCAATCATCTCAGGATCGATTCTAATCTGCCTCTTGCCCTGTTTAATTTGTGCTTGAAGATCAGGAGGTAGTTTAGAAAATGTTTGTTTTCCACTCATATCAGCAGCGGTAAATGTATCATACGTGGTTTTAGATAGATTGAGAACATAAATTGGCTCACCAAGAAACATTCCATTATAATAATTTAAAACGTCAACTGTTAATGGGTTTAAAAAATCATATCTCCAAGGTATTTCTCTTTTTGGAATTTTTGCATTAACTATTTCAATATCTGCCCCCATAGACTTTCTAAGCTGATCTTCTTTTTCTGCATTTACTTTTGCTGTACTTCTTTTAATAATAACATTTCCAGTTCTATAAAGATAATTTAAAAATCTTTCTGACTTTTCTGGACCTTTGATTTGTTTAAACCATGCCTTATAAAATTTTTCAATAGATTTATTGGGGTGTACAATATCAACGCCCTGAGAGCCAAAATCGCCCATTAAATCAATTACATTCCGAATAATTCCAACTCTATCGTAAGCGTCCATTGACATTTTAAGAATGCGTTTTTGACGTGTCGGAACAGCTTCTTCTGGACGAAAACGATAATAGTCATTTCTCGTCATGCTTGTTCTTACAGTACGGTTAGGTTCAATATCAGTATATGAACGATACGAATAAGCCGTAGCTTTTTGAACTCCATCATTATTTTCATAAGCGTCTGAAGCCTCAGAAAAAGCTTTTTGTCTTGAAGAATCGTCAGCCCAAGTAGAATATAGTTCTGTATCATTTGCCATTAGTATTGTTTCTCCACGTAATTGTATTGATGATCCCATTGCAATTTAATACACATTAATCCCAATAATTATTATAAATATCTCTCATATTTTCTGAAAACCAAGATGGCCCAGAATACAGATCATTTCCAATCTCACCTTTTACAAACCCCTGTGCAAATCCAACATTTCTATAATATTCTTCATCATACTTTATAATGTTACTTTGTTTGTCTAAGTTTCTACCCACCCAGTTTGCCATCAGTAATGCTGAATATCTATCCTTGCGAAGTTTGCTCTTTTTGCCGCTTCTACTATCCGGGGTATCCCACCGCTCACGACCATTTTGTGTTTGTGTAATAATAATAAGGGACAATTCGCTTTTTAGATCTTCTATTTCCATAACACAATCTTCAAGAGTGTCATGTGTACGATTTGTCCGTTTATCCTCTTCAAGAGAAAGACCTAGACTAGCAACGTCAAAAAATGGAAATAACAAGGCTTTATCTTCCATGTCTTTTCTTAGGCCGTGATTAGCTTCTGCTGTCCATTGGGCGCTAGAGAAATTCATTACTTCAATTATATGTAATCCAGACTCTGAATCGGTTTCTGCGGTCTTATCTGGATTTACTTTTGGCCAAATAGGTAATTCGCCCTCTTTTAATTTATTTTTGTCGTGTAATGATTCCATCACTGCTATACCTCCACCCTGTGGGTCCATAGCTATTTCAACAGTTGGAAATATTTTCATTAAATTTCTAATCTTGCGAGAACAATATCCATAAAAATCATTTTCTTCAGTAAGATGAGATTTTAAGGTTTCTCTATGTCGTTCTCTGGTTGTGGTCCAACAATAAACAATTCTACGATGATCTTCATTGACTTCTAACACTACAATTGAAAAATTATCGACTTCGGATGCTGGGTCAACTCCAATAACATATCTTTTATTTGGATTCCCTCTGGTAGACGCCTCAAAAAAAACTTCTCCACTTTTTAATACTATTGGTTTATTTTCAGAGCATACACAGGATTCAATAAGACTTCTCTTAAAAAATCCTTTACTGTCGGTGGAAAAACAAGCTCCATATTCCATTTGAAAAATTCCAGCATGAACAGTAGCTTTGGATCTTGAGATCTGCCCTTCATCCATAAAGCCTTGAGGAAGCATATCTACGGGTATTCTATAGATTCCATAATCTTTCCAGTTAAAATCATCGGGTACTTCGCCACCAAATACCTCCGCTAATTTTTTTCTGTCCCCTTTACTTGTTACAATTGCGTGATATCTTTTCCAATAGTCTGCAAAATGGTTAAAATCATAATAAGCAGTTCCAGAAAGAATAATTTGATTAGAACGATAAAACTCTGAGTTATCTTCGGCCTTTTCTAGATTGATTCCTAATTCTTTAGCGCGTCTTTCTGTGGCTCTAGCTTTTACTTTTTCTATGGGAGAACTTGCAACAGCAGCAAATCCAGCAACAACATTTTCAAAAATATCTCTAGGTATAGAAGCAAATTCATCTGCGACAATATCGTTTGCTCTCTGTCCTCTAATTTTTTGACCATCGCCCAATGGCAAAAAGGTAATTATACTTCTGTTTATACGAACCGTACATCGGTCAACATCTCTAGTTGTTCCGCTATTACCATCGCACAAGTCCCTTAATATAGAAGCATTTCGCCAAATGCCTTCGGCATATTCAAATAAAACTTTTGACTGCCTGAACGCTGCCCCCACGACCACTATCTTACGTTCAGGTAAAAAAAACGCTCTGAGCATACAATATAAAGACAATATAAATGATTTACCAAAACCCCGCGAACCGACAAGCATAGGAAACTTTCTGTTCCACATGTCGTAGAGTATAAGAGCTTGCATTGGAGGGATTTCAATGTTAAATATATATTTGCAAACAAAAGAAAAGTACTCTGGTCGTGTCATTAGCCACGCAAGCACATCAGTAATTTTTGTTTTGTCTTCTCCTGCTAACTCATAGATATAATCTAGGGGGTTAAATAAAGAATTTTCATCTATATCTATTCCCAGCCATGCATCTTTAAGCTTCTGTTCTATATCGTTCATAAATTCTCTTCATTAATGATAAAGCAGCCTTATTTGCAAAATATTTACTTCCTGCAAATATAATATTGACGCTATGTTTTAGTTGAATTTCCATAATAACTTTTAATAGGTATTTTCCAGTTATTTTGCTTTGCTTTTGTAGTTTTTCATTAGGCTTATGGAAGGGGTATTCAATTAAATCCTTCAAGGGGAACTCGCATATAATAAAAGCATGAGGATATTTGTCCATTCTGGATAATTCCCTGCAAAATCGAGGGTAGTCACGACCTAAATTATTAGCAAACTCTTCAATGCACCCTTTTCTCTCTATGCAAAGTTTATCTTCCATGCCTTTTACGGTATAGTCACCCGTTTTTAAGGTTCCAAGCTCTTCCGCGACAGTGTGTTCATAGTGGAACTCCCAAGGAGTCTGCTCTCTAGTATCTCTTATAATTGTAAAGTCAGGTTTTTTTTCCATTTTTTTGTACCAATGCTAAAAATAAACTTTGAAAATGAACTTCTTTGCCTGTAATTTCTTTATGACATGTTTTACAGAGTGTAATTCCATTCATGGGGTCGTATCTGAGAGTAGACGCATTTGCCCAAGTCATTATATGATGGACTTCAAGACTTTTACGTATACGCGATTTGCACATTTGACAAGTATGCTTATCTCTTTTTAAAACTTTAGATCTAAATTGTTTGTAATTGGGATCTTGATAGTCTCGCTTTGGCCACGTCATTTTCAACCATTCTTTCTACGAGCTGATAAAAAGACACTTCGGGCGACCAGTTTAATTTTTCTTTAACTTTCTTTGGGCTTCCTCGAAGAAATTCAACTTCAGCAGGACGATAAAACTTAGGATCAATAACTACATGCTTTTCCCAATTTAGATCATAACGAGAGAATGCCACTTCTAAGAATTCTTTAATAGTATATGTATTACCAGTGGCAACAACATAATCATCGGGGTTTTCTTGTTGAAGCATTAACCACATAGCCTTGACGTAATCTTCTGCATGGCCCCAATCACGATGAGCATCGAGGTTGCCAAGGCGCAACTTAGGAAATTTTTTATCTTTTTCACTTGCTATAAATTCCCCC